CTGACGAAGCACAAGATTGACCTGGCCCAACTGGGAGTGCCGGCCGACAAGCTCGCCGGCATCGAGACAGTCCGGCTGGCGGCCCACGCTATGGCCATACAAAATGCATTCCTGAGGGACCTGCGCCGGTCGGTCGCCAGCATGGGTCAGGCGCTCGATACCCAATCGCCAGGCGATACGCCGTCTACACGGTAGTGTCAGGAAAGTCACTTATAACAAAATGAAAACGTCTCAAATTAACCGGAATGTTTTTTGCGTATTAATAAAATCAATCACTTGCAATGTAATAAGTGGGAAGTTTTAAAATTGAAAGCAAAAATCGTGCCTAGAATATTTTGGAATAAGGATTTGACATGCTAATCCGCGGCATGCTCGGCCTGGGAGACAACCTGCACCAGAGGGCGGTGGTTCGACAGCTGATGCAGCAGCAACCGGTATGGCTACAAACGCCCTGGGCCAGCGTGTATCACGACCTGGTCGGGCCTAGGCTGAACCTGTTGCCGCGGGACAGCCGGCTGCGCACCCAGCAGAAAAACATTGCGCGAGAGCGCGGCAAATTCAACGGCAAGCGCTATCCAGGCGGCCGGTCGCACCGGGTTTGGTACACCCACAGCCAGATCAAACAACGGGGGGGGTTCCTGGCCGCCATGTGCCACAACAGCGGCGTAGCCAAGGGTGATTTTTCCCTGCCGGTGCCGGCCGCGTGGCAGGCGCGCGCGCGCGCGCTGGTGTCGTCCGCCAGGAAACCGTTGATGATCTATCGGCCGCTGGTGGATCGCACCGAGTGGGACGGCTGCCGCCAGCGCAATCCTGATTCGGCCGCCTACGCAGTTCTGGCGCAGGCGGTTCGCGAACAGTTCTTCGTCGTGAGCATCGCTGACCTGGTGCCGCGCGTGGAGTGGATGGTGTCTGAACCGGTCGATGCGGATATGGAATTCCATGCAGGCGAACTAGATTTTGAAACCATTGCCGGCCTGATGAGCATTGCCGGGTTGGCGTTCTGCTCGCCGGGCTTCGCGTTGGTGCTGGCCCAGGCGGTAGGTGCGCCGTTGGTGGCGGTGTTCGGCGGTCACGAATCCGCGAGACTGTACGACCACGGCAGTGCAACCGACTGCTTTATCCAGCCGAAGAATCCATGCGAGTGTTTCAGCAAGCGCCACGCCTGCGACAAGCGCATCGAGATCGAGGCCGCGCAGGCGCGTATCGAACAATTCATTCGAGGGCGCGCATGAAATTCGGCATCGTGGAACCGGCGAACTACAGCGAGCGCGGCAACCCAGGCTGGCACATGATCAATGCCGGAATCCGATTTTTGTTCCGTCGCGCATATCCTGGCGCCGAGTTTGTGTCGCTCGTTATGATGCGCCAATGGACAGACGAAGAGCACGCCCTAGCTAAAAGCTGCGATGTGTTGGTGCTGGCAGGCAACCCGCGATATGACGGCGGCGGGCACGAATGGTTGTACTCTGGCGTCATGGATCAAATGATCGCCAGCGGATGCCGCCTGGTAGACGCCTGGCATGGCACTGGGTTGGCCATGGGCAACACCGTGGACCGAGACGCCCAACACATAATGTCAAATCCGCGCAACCGTAGAATCATGGATCGCCTTCAGCAGTTCGATGGGATCATCACTCGCGACGACCGGGCTCAGCGTGCCAATGAGATGGCCGGCCTTAATTCCGTACAGCTCCCGTGCTCCAGCTGGTGGGCTGCTAATGAGTACGGCATAAGGCGAACTGGCGGCACCGACAAAATATTCATCGCGCAAAACGTGACCCAGGTAACCAATACAATTCTCGAACACCGAGACTGGCGCGTGGTCGCAACGTCGCGCGTGGATTACGATCATTGCCGTAAAATCGGCGTGGATGCCGAACTGATATTCAACCCGGTCGAAATTCTGACCATGTTCGCGCAAGCTGATACGGTGGTTGCATGCCGGCTGCACTCGGCAATCCCCGCGGCCAGCCTTGGTAGCAAGACGGCCATTGTGGCGATTGATACCCGCGCTCAGGCCGGCGATGCGTTCGGCATTCCATGGGCGCGGCCAGATGCGGTGCCTGCCCCCAGACACGCAACACAACCCGCAGACCCAACAGAAACCATTCGATCACTGCTTTGAGGTGTACATGGCCATAACCAGAAACCGAGAATCCGCCACCCTGCTGACGCGTCAATATGACACCGCTGGGTTGCCTGCGCGATATTTCAACCCAGGCGAACTGGACGGGCTGCTGTGCCTTTATGAGTCCGTCAATCCGCGAGTGATTATTGAGTTCGGAGTCAACACCGGCCGTAATGTCGTGGCCGCTCTGCGCAACATCCCGAGCGTTGAGCGTTATGTTGGCATCGACGTGACGCCAGATTACATCACTCAGATGAAGTGCCAGCGCAAAGAGATACCGGCGATTCCTGGAGAACTGGCCCTGGACGATGACCGCTTCGAGTTGATCGTCAGGCCGCGCGGCAGCTTCGATCTGACTGCCGGCGATCTGCCGGAATGCGACGCCGTATTCATCGACGCCGACCATTCGCGCGATGGCGTGCTGAACGACTACGCGCTGGCAAAAGCCAGAGTGCGCGAGGGTGGAATCATCATCTTCCACGACGACAACTGTCTGCCAGTGGTGGAGGTCACACAAACACTGAACGATCTGGTTGCTGCCGGCGCGAAGATCAGCCACGTGGCCGGTACATGGTTGGCGTTTGAGCGTGTGTAGTGGCTGACAACATCCAATTCAGCATCCTCGGTTTGGACGAAGTGCTCGGCCGTATGGAGGGTCTACCCAAAGCCTGGCGTAAGAAAGGTGCCCGGTTTGCCATGCGCAAGGCCGCGAATCTGGTGGCGGCCGCGGCCAAGCAAAACGCTGAGCGCCTGGATGATCCGGCCACGGCCTCGGTGATTTCGCAGAACATCGCCGTCCGATTCAGCAGTCGTCGCATGAAAACCACCGGCGACGTGATGTTCCGCGTAGGGGTGCGCGGCGGCGCGCGCTTGACCGATCAGCAGAAATCCGCCGGCCTGCCCGGGGGCGGCACCCAGCACTGGCGCCTATTGGAATTCGGTACAGAAAACGCCCGCGCGCAGCCTTTCATGCGGCCATCGCTCAGCAACAATATCAACCAGGCCACCGACGAGTTCGTCAAGAAGCTGGACGGCTGGACCGGGCGCAACCTCAAGAAGATTAAAAAGCAGGGCCTCTAATGTACCCGCCAGTATTTGTGATAGCCGCCGCCGACCCTGCGGTGACCGCTCTACTGGGACAAACGCCCACGCGCCTGTACCCATTTGACGAAGCGCCGCAGGGAGTCCAAAAGCCCTACGCCGTTTGGCAATTGGTGGGCGGCGTCCCTGAAAACTATCTCGACAAGGTACCGGACGCGGACAACTACAGCGTGCAGATCGATGTCTATGCCGATACTGCAGCTACCGCGAGGGCTGTGACGAGGGCATTGCGCGATGCCTATGAGCCCCGCGGCTATATCACCAACTGGAATGGAGAGGGCCGTGATACCGATACCAGCAACTACCGAATTTCATTTGATGTCGATTTTATCGTAATTCGATGAATAGGATGGAAAAATCAATGAACACACTTGGCGACATAATAGATTCTGTTAGAGATGGGGAAAAACCAGAATACGAAGATCTTAGATATGCTATTTGTGCAATGGATGCATTGATGACATTCGATCGAATGGCCTTGATGAAACTTTCGGAGGCAGAATCGGAAGGTAAGAAGCCAGTCTTAGTGTATAGCGCGAAATATCAGTTTAAAGAAAATTTCGACCGAGTGAAGCTTGCACTTGAAAAGCCTCCGAAAGAATATATCGGATGGAATAATGATCCTGACAATCCAGAATTCCTGAATCGCCGCAACAAAGCAAAGAGGATCATGAGTAAATTTTAAGCCGCCCCGCGCAACGTCGGGAGACGTGGCAACGGGCGCACCTATTACCTAAAGCCTCGGCAATCGCCGGGGCTTTTTTGTTTCCGACAGCCGTGAGGCTGCCATCACTCGCCGTGAGGCGACACAGTCCCAGCGTGGAGATAACACCATGGCCAAGCTAACCCAAGGCACGCAGGTCTACTTCCTCGATCCGGAGACAGAAATGTCGATGGCCGTGGAGTGCGCCACCAACTTTAACCCTGGCGGTAATCCCGCCGACCAAATCGAGGTCACCTGTCTAGAGGATTTCGTGCGCATGTACAAGCCTGGGCTGCGCACACCTGGTACCGCCACGCTCACGATCAATGCTGACCCAGAGAACGATAGCCACATCCGGCTCCACGAGCTCGGTGAAGAAAACCCTCCTCCAACTGTGTGGTGGGCCGTCGGTTGGAGTGACGGAACCGCACCTCCGGAAGTCACTGTCGACAGTAGTGGTGATCCGATTTTCGACCTGCCGGACGACCGCACGTGGCTGGTTTTCATGGGCTACGTATCCGACTTCCCCTTCGACTTCCAGCTGAACACCGTGGTGACTACTAGCGTATCCATCCAGCGCAGCGGCGGCCTGGCTTGGATTCGCAAGGTGGTAAGCAGCTGATGAAACTTTCTATATCCGAACTGCAAAAATCCGGCGCCTTTTCTGGCGCACCGGTGGAGAAAGAAATCACCTGGAAGATGGATGGCAAGGAGCATACCGCCAGCGTCTACGTGCGCCGAATGAGCTACCACAGCGCCGTCAGCGATCTTCAATCCCTCAACAAAAAAACGGACGCAGTGGCCGGCCGCATCGCCGCCTGCATCGTCGACGCCAAGGGCAAGCCGGTATTTACGCCCGAGGACATCACCGGCGAAGCTGACAAAGACCGCGGCCCGCTGGACGGCAACCTCACGATGGCCCTGCTGCAGGTAATCGGTGAGGTCAACAACCTGGGAAAGACGAACAGCTCAGCGCCCTAGACGAACTCTGGTGCGAGCTGGTGATGCACGGCATCGGCGGCAACAGCATCGAGGCCGCGCAGCGGGCGCTGGGCTATCGCGAAGTGCAGGTTTGGGCGGCCTATCGGCGAAAGCACGGCAGTTTGAATTTGGCCAAGCATGTCGAGCGCGGCTTCGGGCTGCTCTCCTCGATCTATGTCAACAGCCGCCGCAAAAAAGGCACTCCGCCAATCCCTATACACGAATTTATGCCCCACGAGGATGAACCCGAAATCTCCCTCGAAGAGGCAATGAAACAGTGGAAATGATCTGATGGCAACGCGTTCGCTGGGCACCCTTACGTTGGATCTTGTAGCAAAGATCGGCGGCTTTGAGCAGGGCATGGGCAAAGCCGAAAAGCGCACACAGCAATGGCAGCGCGAGGTAAAGAAGAACGTCGAGGCAGCCGGCAAGGCCTTTGCAGCTGGCGCCTCGGTGGCTGCTGGGGCGCTGGCAATCATGACCACGCGCGTTATAAACAACGCGCGCGAGATTGAGAACTTCTCGCAGGTAGCGAATACAGGGACGGCAGATTTCCAGAAATTTGCTTTTGCTGCCCAGAGGGTCGGGATTGAGCAAGACAAGCTCGCTGACATACTCAAGGATACCACCGACCGAGTGGGGGACTTCCTGCAAACCGGCGCCGGCCCCATGGCCGATTTCTTTGAGAATATCGCGCCGCAAGTGGGGGTGACGGCTGAGGAGTTCCGCAATCTTTCTGGCGCAGATGCTCTTGGGCTCTATGTGGACAGCCTGGAAAAGGCGAATGTGAACCAAAGCGAAATGACCTTCTTTATGGAGGCCATCGCCAGCGATGCCACGCTGCTATTGCCCCTGCTAAGGAATAACGGAAAGGAGCTTAGAGAATTTGGAAGGCAGGCAGAAGAAGTCGGCGCAGTTCTGTCGGATCTCGAGCTGAAACAACTCGCGGATATAAAAAACAACATCGACGATCTGAAGGTTTCCTTTGATGGCTTACAGAATGAAATTGTTCTCGGTGCCGTCCCCGCAATCAAGGAGTTCACCGATCTAGCTGCCGATCAGAATACACAGGAAGCTGTTCGAGATTTGGCTTCTGCAGTTGCCTCAATCGGAGTAGGCGCAGCCAATGCGACTATTGAATTCGCAAACCTCGGAAAACAAATCGCTGCGAACGCTGCCGCGCTGACAGGTAACCTGACGGAGGTAGATCGACTAGAGCAGGAATTGCGGGACATTGAGCGAGGATTAAGGGGTGGATTCAGCACACCATTAAAGTTTATCGGAACTTCAGACGAAGAGTTGCTCCGCCTTAGAGACGAAACTCAGAAGCGCCTGAACGAACTTTCCCCGGCAGAAATAGTCATTGAGGGCGATTTGCTGGGGGATGATTTCCGCAGTGTTATAAGTGAGGTTGACAGGGACCTGCAAAAGAATCGAGAGGAGGTCAAGGCCGCGTCAGATGACTGGAATGATTTCCTTCAGGTCATTGGAGAGGTAGAGGAGGAACTCAGCGCAGAGGCAATAGAAAGGCGCGCCAAGGCCCAGGAGGCATATAACGCTCTTGTCGGGGATCTGCTCACTGATGAAGAGCGTCTGACACAACAGGTTCGCGACCGCCTGGCCGTCCTGGACGCTATCAAAGACCTCAGCGACGAGGATCGCCAGAGCGCCCTCGGACGTATTGCCGGCGCAGCCACGGCAGACGCGCCGGAGTTTTCCGGCGGCGATACCAGTGCGGCGCAGGTGGAGCTGGAAGACTGGTATCAGACGCAATTGGATATGCTGGACCGGTTTCGCCAAGACCGCGCGGATCTCAATGCCACATGGAACGAAGAAGAGGCGGCAATCGAGCAGGAGTACCAGGATCGGCTGACCGAAATCTCCAATGCCAACGAAGAGATGCGCCGCGAGCAAATGCTCGAAGGATATAGCGCATTGCTGGATGTGGCCGGCCAGTTCTACCAAGGCATGGAAGGCGAGGAGGCGGCCTATGCCCGCGCCGCCATCGCCCTGGGCCAGACACTGCTGGACGAGAAAAAACGTAATGCCTTGACCAGCATCATCTCCAGCACCAACACTGCCGCCATGGGCGCCTATGAGGCGCTGGCCAGCATACCCTACGTTGGTCCATTCCTCGGCGCCGCCGCGGCCGCTGGCATATACGTGGTGGGAGGCGCGGCCGCCGCCAATGTTGTTGGCCTCGCCCACGACGGCATCGACTCAATCCCCCAAGACGGCACATGGCTGCTCGAAGAAGGCGAACGTGTCACCACCGCAGACACCTCGGCCAAGCTCGACCGCACCCTCGACCAGGTGCAGCAAAACCAGATTGGCGGCGGCGTCCGCATAGTCAATGCCTGGGACACGCAACTGATCGGCGATTACATGGGCAGCGACTCCGGTGAAGAGGTGATTATGAACACCGTGCGCCGCAATCAGTCGACCATTCGCAGCATTGTGAACAGATGATGCAGGTCTGGCCATTCAGACAGCGTGACACGCTGATAGAAGCGCTCCAGTGGCGCACGGATGTAATTCGCTCCAAAGGCGCAGAGCAGAGGTTCGCCCTGCGCCAGGCGCCGCGCACCGTGCACAACCTCAAGCACCGGCTGAGCGAACAGGAATACGGCTCGTCGCGCGCAATGGTGCGTAGCAACGCGGATTTCCTGGTGCCGACATGGGACAGGCCGGCCGCAGTTAGTGGCATCAGCCCGGGTACGTCGGTGGCAATCGACTTTGATGAAACCGATCTGGACCTGGAAGATGGAGACGCGGCTCTTCTTTGGACATCCTCAAGTAGCTTCGAACACATTACCGTCGAGTCGATCACCTCCACCGGCATCATCGCTGAGGCGGTATTGAACAGTTGGCCCTCGGCCACGCTGCTGGCTCTAAAGCCAGCGCAGGCGCCGCAGGGTTTGCAGCCGCAGCGCCCGGCCGGCTATTGGATTTCCGACGACATCGCGATGGAGGTTACCGACAGCCGCGATATTAGTTTCTCCGACTACCCAAAATACCGGGGCCACGATCTGGTTACCGATTGCCCGGTGGTCGCCTCCGCCAGTTTTAATGAGCCCATCCTGTGGCCAGTAGATACCGTCGACAACGAGGTCGGCGTCCCGCGATACCTGCGCAACCGCAACCACCCTGATGCGCGCTTCATGATGCGCTGGCACCAGTTCACCCGCGAAAGCAAGTATGCGTTGCGCCAATTCCTGCATAGCCGCAGGGGGCGCTGGAAAGCGTTCTGGCTTTCGAGCTTCGGGCGCGATCTGCTGCCGGCGCTGGACATCAGCGCCGACGACACCACTGTGCGCGTGTTCGCGCTGCCAGGGTTGACCGACCTTGGTGAGGGAGATTTCGACATCGAGATAAAGGCAGCCACCATCTACCAGCGGCAGATTACCAGCGTCTCTTTCGGCTCTGAGGTGGACGGCAAGCCCACGCTGGTGCTGGCCATTGACTCCGCGCTCGGCGCCGATGTGGCAGTGGCCGAGATCCAGCGCATCAGCTTTTTGCGCTGTGTCCGCTTCGACGCCGACCGCATAGAACTTGAGCACCGCGCCGCCGGCGGCATGGCCGTGTCGGTGCCTTGTATTGAGGTATTGCCGTGACCTATGAAGCGTTCGACCAGTCTGTACAAGATGGCGACCCGGTTCATCTATTCTTGTTTGTCTACGAAGGCACCGAGTACCGCTTCACCGACATCGCCAACGATTACACCGCGCTGGGTGAAACCTGGGTCAGCAGTGGTTTGCGAAGCGGCCAGATTAGCCAGTCCAACGATTTCATCAAGGACACGGTATCCATCGCCTTTCCGCGCGATGACACCTTTGCTGAATTGTTCCTTTCTGATGTGCAGGACTCGCAGACAAGTGTGACGATACACCGTGGATATGCGGGCGACCCGGACCAGGAATTTATTGCCTGGTGGAAAGGGCGCGTGGCGACCAGCAAGGCAGGCGGCAGCACTATCACGATTGACTGCGAGCCAATTTTCACTTCGCTACGGCGCCCGGGCTTGCGCAGACGCTACCAGCGAAGCTGTCCTTATGCACTCTATGGACGAGGATGTAATGCAGATCCAGAATCTTTCGCGGTAGAGGATGATATTACTGCCGAAGATGGCCTAACATTTACCATCCCTGCTGCTGCATTGCAGACAGACGGTTTTTATACCGGTGGCATGCTGCGCGCGCCGGATACAGTTCTACGCTTTATCGTTAACCACGTTGGCGATCTAATCACTATTAGCAAGCCGCATGTCGGTTTGGTTGTCTCAGCAACTATAAAGATATACCCGGGTTGCGATCGAAGTACCGTAACGTGCCTAAATACATTTGATAATCTGGATAATTTCGGCGGCTTCCCTTTCATACCAACGAAAAATCCGTTTGGTGGGTCATCAATAGTTTGAGTAAATATTATGGTATGGTGGTATGTGGCCGTTTTTGTTGCGGCGCTTGTAGTCGGCTATGCAATGGTCCCAAAGCCGCAATCGCAACCTCCCTCAGGTCTCGGAGACGTCAAAGCGCCCACAGCAGAAGAGGGTCGGGAAATACCGGTGCTGTTCGGCACGCGCGACATAGAGGGGCCGAACGTTACGTGGTATGGAGATCTCCGTATGACGCCTATTAAGAAAAAGGGCGGCAAGAAGTGACTGGTATAGTAATTCGACCTTCGGACGCACGCGCGGCAAAGATGTGTATTCCAGGGGTGCGCCAGTTCTACCGCAGGCACGGCATTGATTTCCGCAAATTCATCAAAGAGGGAACGCCGGCCGAGTCTCTGTTGGCTACAGGTGATGCCATGGCTGCGCAGTTAGTGGAGGTGGCCCGTGAGCGGAGGAAGTAAGCGAGCAACGGTCGGGTATCGGTATCACTTAGGAATGCACATGGCGCTATGCCACGGTCCCGCGGATAAGCTAACAAAGATTGAGGTAGACCAGCGTGACGCTTGGATCGGAGACTCGAGCGGGGGCACCATAAGCATTGACGCCGAAGACTTGTTTGGGGGCGAATCCCGAGAGGGCGGCATCAGCGGTATCGTGGATTTAGAAATGGGAGGCCCATCACAACTACCGAACAGTTACTTGCAATCCCAGTTGGGCGATGAAATCCCTAGTTTTCGCGGCACTGTATGCGCAGTGTTACGTCAGACATATCTTGGGGTAAACTCGTATCTCAAACCCTGGTCCTTCCGCCTACAACGCATCCACACACGGCAAGATGGGATAGAACAGTGGTATGACGCTAAGGCAGAAATTGCCCCGCTTAACGAATTCTCTCAGAGCATAGATATTCCGGGAACTAGCGCCGGCACAACCCCTGACGGTGGCGTTACAATATCAGGATTTCATCCCACCGATACTATTTATGTTCGTAAATTCCCCGGCCAGACTTACCAGGCATGGAGCAATTTTGCCGGGGATGGACCTGGGCGCTGGCGAAACAAATTTGAGATTTTGGACGATAGCGGTAACTCAACATCCTATTGGGAAGGCAGTATTTCCGACACCGCGGAAGAGGCCGAACAATTCGCAATCGATAACCCGCTGCAAATATCCGGATCTACACAATATACGTTTTGGCTGTTAGACCCTGTGCCCGCGGATAATCGCGAGGGGTTTTCTGTACAGACAACCTCTAGTCTTCAGGCAGACATGAATCCGGCACACATCATCAGGGAGTGCCTGACCGACCCAGACTGGGGTATGGGATACCCAGACAGCGACATTGACGACACCGCATTTATGGAGGCTGCGGATACGCTATTTGAAGAACGCATGGGCATTTCCCTTTTGTGGGATCGACAGATGCCGCTGCAGGACTTCATATCCGAAATCATCCGACATATAGATGCCACGCTGTTTGTTGATAAGGCAAGCGGAAAATTCGTACTAAAGCTTATTCGAGATGACTACTCTTTGAGTGATCTGGTCACTCTGGGCGAGGATGCCATAGAGCGCGTAACAGACTATAACCGCACAGCATTTGGCGAATTCATCAATTCGGTCACCGTGAATTTTTGGGATTTGCGTCCGGGCGAAACCTCGAGTGTTACTGTC